ATCGTATACAATCCACTGTTTGAAATATCCTTTTCTTTCCTTTCAGATTTTAGCGCCTTGACAATCATTTGGTCCTGCCACATAATAAACAAGAAGAGAGTACTGCAACAAGCGGTTCTGACTCTCCTCATGAAAATAGTTTCAGGTTTTTAAACCGAACCATCACTTGGCCGAGTGGTGGTTCATTCTGTTTCTAACGATAATCGTGATAGTAAAACTACCAAGATGAAATGTTATTCGCATGGCTCTCACCCCCTTTCAGAGGGTTATTGAGTCAGAACCACCTGCCGATGCGCAGTACTCTCCGTCCCATAGAGGGACTTCTTTAGTGTACTATTCTTGTATATATCTGTCAATTTGGTTTATCAATTCTATTTTATTGGATTATTATTCTATTTTTCTTTTTCTTCACTCGTAGCAACCTCCTTCTTTTTACGAGGTTTTCTCTTCTTTTTAAATAACATTTCTTTATTGTCAAAATACACAAACGCATTTCCATTATCTTCTTTTTTACCTTCAAATTGTGGTCGCATGAATGATATATACGCAGTTCCATATTTTCTTACACATTCCATATTTTTAGCTAATCTTTGGCAATCGTTTTTGAAGCCAGTATTAATAAATTCTAAATCTTGTTTTTTGTCTTCTGGAAGCTTGTCTAAATCCACTTCTACTGTGAATGCGTCAGCTACTTCAAAATTCTTTTTCTTTGTTCTATGTAAATATACTCTTATTTCCATTAATTTACTCTCCACCTTTCAATAAAAATTTATTTGATATGACCTTAAATGAATTAGACATATCATTCATTCTAAATACTAACCCTTCTGCTATCTGATTTGGTGAAGCGTCTTCAAAATAATTTCTATATTTGAAAGTATCAGCATATTTTAATAAATTCTCTACAATAGTGTCTATATCTGTATTCTCTTTGAAATCAAATTTATTAGCAGTAGCCACAATAGGCACCACTCTTAATCCGAAATCTCCACATATATCTACCATTGTGCCTATGTCAACTTTTGTGTAACTATCATAAGTACCCGTTTTACTAATATATACGTTGAATACAAACCATTCTTTTTCTTTTAATCCTAATTTATTTCCTTGAATACCAGGTCCACATAATTCTCCTTGGAATACTACATATAAACCATTTATAGCTTTATATCCTTCTAATTTTAATTTCATAGTATTGTCTTTATTAACTGTTTCTGTATACATATTAGGTCCTTTATACCATTGATTTCTTCCTCCAATTAAAAACCCATCATCAAATAATCCTACAGTACAAGAAGTACCGTCTAGTTTTATTGTCGCATACCAATCATCCTGTTCACTTTCGACATATTTCGGCAAAACATCTTGCGCACAAACTTGTATTCTTTCTTCATCTGTTTTTGGCACATACCATTCATGATGAATTATATCCCCAAGCGGTCCATTTGATACAGGTGGTTCATACTTTTCTATTTTTAATAATTCAGTTAAATCAGTACCTTCTGTTGGTGTCATAATTTCAATAGGTAAATTTGTATCAGCTAAATCTGGATTAATTTGGTCATACATTTCCACTGCTTGACTAATAGGAATTACTAATCCTTGCGAAATTTGATTTCTAAATTTATGAGTACTGATTTTATATTTATTTAATTTTTGTGACCAAGAAGAACCTTTCAACCATTCTAATAATGGAATATCTGGAAGTAAGCTATCTATTTCAAAATATACCACCATATCTCCTACTTCATATTCTCCCTTTTTTGCCACACAATCCCAATTTAATATTTGTACGCATTCAATACGGTCAGCACCCTCAATAGGTTTAATTGCCTTTATTTTTTGAATGCTTGCTAGTTTCCTGCTCATTTTCTTTTCCTCCTTCTCTATAATGGTCACATCCTGGGCAACCCATTTTTTCTACTCTACAATGGTCCCAATCGTATCCTGTTCCAGTACATTCTCTACACATAACCATACCTCCTATTTTTTATCATTTAATATTGCACGGCTAAGCTCATTAACAAAAGCACTGATTTCTCGTTGCATGATTTCTGCGTCTTTTCTACTACTACAAACAAGTGTAGGCATTTCCACTATATAAGTGTCTCTATCGCATTCATGGATAACATTACTAAATGAGAATTGAATTCTTTTATTGTTATCACCAAGTAAAGTGGTCATATCTTTCCCCTCCTTAATCTTTTATTATTGGTGGTCCAAAACCAAGTTGTGTTTTAGTCCCAGATATATTGGCTAATCGTTCATAGACTTCTAATTTTGCTTTGGCTACAGCTAATTCATTTTTTAATTGTGCGTTTTCATTTTCTAATTCAAATACTCTATTCATCACAATACTTTCTATTTTTTCGTATGGATTTGAATAACTTTGTTTACGAGTAGCCATTATACCCACTCCTTTCTATTTACCAAGATTAAATAACATATTTGGATTATCTCCTAACATAGTTGTAGGAAATTGACCATTCCATTTTTGTATTAATTCTCTTTGTATTTCTAATCTTAATTGTTCTAATGACTTGTCTGTAACAGATTTTGATTGAAGCTCTCTCACTTTTGCTTCCGCTTCAGCTGTATTGATTTTCTGTTCATTTTGAACTTTTGTGATTTCTAATTTAGCTTTTTCTGCTTCTGCTTTTTGTTGGTTAGTTGTTTTAGCCTCAATGGCTTTGTTATATTCTTCTGTGAAATCTATATTTTCTAAATTAACTGCACTGATTAAAAAATAATTGTCAAGACTTTCATTTAATTCTTTAGTTATAGTATTAGATACTTCTGCTCTTTTGGTTATCATTTCCTCTGCTGTAAATTGTGCCATAGAAGCTTTTAAACTAGACTGTAGAGCAGGATTTAAAATTATATTAGAATAATCTTTTCCTACCTTTGCGTATAATTCTGTCACTTTTTCTGGTTTAATTTGATAATTTATTGACATTGTTATATTAACAATTTGCAAATCTTTTGCACTTCCTTCAACTGTGTTTGAATATTTTTGTGTTCTTATATCTACGTCATGTACATCTTCTACAAATGGTTTAACCCAATGAAACCCTGCGTCTAAATATTTATCCTGTACTTTTGAATATAATGTTACTACTCCTATGTGTCCTGTTGGTACTATTGTTGTGCTTGCAAACAACATAATCATTCCTACTAATAAAATAATTGCTCCAATAGCCAAAACAGCAATTCCCTTTCTACTTATTTCCATAATTTCAATCCTCCTATTATTTTATTTATTTTTTAATCCTTTTTGAGTTTAGTATCTGCTATTTCTTTTTCCAATTTATCAATTTTATCATAAAGTTTATCATTTAATTGCTCCAAAATATGTATATCATCTTTTTGTTGATTAATAATATTTTCTTGAACATGAATTTTAGTTTCAGACGGTATATCTTGCTTATATTTATAAAATGCGTATGAAACTGCCATTCCTACAACAAGACCAATCATAAATATTGGGAACATAGCCATTATATCATCCCTCCTTACTCAGCATTATTTAATGTATCTGCAATGATACTCATATCTGTTGATATTTCTTGAATTGCATTCATTGTGTCTCCTGTTTCTTTACTTCCTAATGTTTCAAATAAAGTATGATTTACTTCATCTATACTTTCTTTAAGTTCTTTTAGTTGCATGAGTAATTTAATTTCAAATTCGGTCATCACCCTTCCCCCCTTTCTAATAAATAATTTAATGTTATAGGCTTATAATCATATAGCATACACCCTACGCTGTATCTATTTATCTCAGGTCTACTATCTGGTTTATGAGTATGACCGTGTAAATGTATCGAACCATAATATTTACCATTCCAATCTTCTATAGGATAGTGTGACAAAATTATGAATTGACCATTTATTTTTAATTCTTTATAATATACCATTTCTTCAAAATACCTAGGGTTAAATGACTGCTTACTTATCCAAGTGTCGTGATTACCAATAATCAAATGTTTTTTACCATTTAATCTACTTAATACATCTGTTATAAGAAATGGTGTCATATATGAATTTTGAAACGCAAAGTCTCCTAAAATATAAACTTCGTCATTTGGTTTAACCACTTCATTCCAATTTTTAATAAGACCTATTGTCATTTCTTCTACTGTATCCCAAGGTCTATCTTCGTATTCAATTATGTTTTTATGACCTAAATGTAGGTCGCTTGTAAAATAAATCATCTTTCTCTAACTGACAGCAAATGTTCTATCGCAGTTTTTATTTCTTGCCCTGCTTCAGCTTTTCCTTCCTTTTCTATTTTATTTATAAATTCTTTCAGTACTTCGACGTACCCTGTAGTGTCTCGGTTAAAATCTAATATATTACCTAACATTTTATATATTCTACGTACACGTCTGCGAGGAATAAAGTTTTCTAATTGCTCTTTCATATTATGATTTTCTGCACGTAATTGTTTTAACTCTTCATCTTTTTTGTTCATGATTACTTTCCTTTCTTTATTTTCCATCTACAAGTTGTATGTTTTTGGTCTGGGTTACTATCATCAAATGTTGCTACCGAGTAGTATTTTTCTTGAGGTTTGTTAAATCTTAAATTACGTTCACAATCTCTCTGGTCACAAAATGTACTGCAATAACTTTTATCGTACATACTCATAATCCAATTAGCCCCTCTCTTTCTACATAATCTTTAACATCTTGAAGACTTCTTGCGATTATAAAATGTCCTCCTGCTTTTTTAATTCTAACACCTTGTGCTAATTGTATGGCACTGGGTTTTCCCCCGAGGGTCTTTGACTTCAATTCCAAAAAACAATCCTCCCCAACAACACAATAAATCTGGTATTCCTGTCTCTTGATATAAGTCTCCTCCATGAATTTTATAGCATAATCCACCTAAATCACTTATATATTTTTTAATCTCATTTTCAATTTCTTTTTCACGATGGGGTGTATATTTACTCGCCATGTTTATACAACCCCTCTCTAAGCCTAAGCATTATATCATTTGCACATTCACAAATCACTGGCGCTGCAACACTCATGAAGTCACAAGTTTCTTCTTCGTTTTTAATCATATCTTGTTGTCCTGTTTCCCATAAATAAATATGGGTAAGCTCGTGTCGTAGAGCTTTCCCTAAAAGAAAACCATCTAGTTCTTTGTCAATATATATCGTTTGTGTTATATATTCCGTTATTCCATGTAATCTAGTTTCGTCTTCTGGTGGCTTACCTTCGTAAAAAATATCATTCATTTCTTTTCTGTCTCTAAAACATAACTTCCATATATTTTTTGAATTTGCTGGTGATTTAAATGTAAACATTATTTATCCTCCTTTTTATCAAATAATAAACTTTTCACAACACTTATAAACAAACATATTGCAAATGCTTGTGATATTGATAAATAAAATGATAAATGAAATACCCAGCATATAAGATTTGTCACAATCCAAAGAGGTAGACACCATAATACTGCACATACTAATAAAATTAAAATCAACATAACCATTTTATATCTCTCCTTTGAAAGTCAGTATATCATATTTTCAAAGAAAGGACAATAGTTTTATTGTCTTTTATATAAAAAAATTAAAAAGGTACGTCGTCTAAATCCCAACTAAAATCACGAACAGTAGTATAACCTCCATTTGGGATTTCAATTGCTTTTAATTCAAAATAAACTTCTCCATATTTTTCTGGATCTACTATTTGAACAGTTATTCCATGACTATCTCCTATTTCTATTTGGTCAGGTAATCTGTTTCCATACTCGTCAAAACTAGGTATGATAGGAGAAGTTTTCCCATACATGCGTAACTTTTTACTAGCGGTAATAATATGCGTTTTTACCAATGGAGTCATTTTACATTGAATTTCTTTTATGTGAATGGGTGCGATTTCATACATTAATCTACCTTTTACTGCTGATAAAGTTGTTAATACTCTTTCAACAGATAAATCATGAATGTCTTTGCATAAAACAATGTGTTCTTGTTTGTCTGCTGATTTTTTACTAACTACATTCACTTCTGCTTCCTCCTTTTTTCCTAGTTTCGTCATCATTTCTTCCCAGCTAAGTACTTTTGACCAATCCTCAGCTGTAATTGTAGTTGTATATGGGCCTGTTTGCCACCCTGTTGTAAGAGGTGGTCGGTATACAAAAGCGTCACCAGTACTACTTGTAGAAGTAATTGTATCTGGTGGTCTACTTATTATACGGTGTATATATGGGTCATTTATACTAGTAATATCTATTGATTCTGGCTCGTCAAATCCCATATTATTTTCCTCCTTCTTCTAACCAACTTGTAAACATTCTGTCATCAAAATCTTGTCCCTCTTTTAAGGCTCTATATATTTGAGGTTCCACACTATTCATTATTTGAAGATAATAATAAACAGGTTGTTTTGTTTGACCAATCCTATCAATACGACCTTTCGCCTGTTCAAAATCTATATGATTTTCTGGTGGTGAGAAAAATATAGCAATATTTGTTTTAGCAAAATTATTAAGACCTGCTCCTCCTGCTACTATATTCACAATTGCTATACAGTCTTCGTTTTCTTCCCATTTGGTTAAATCTTTATTTGCTCCATCATATATACAACAAGTTCGCTTTAACTCATTACATAATCTAGCGATAATTACTGTTTCTGCAATGAAATTAGTAAATACAACTAAACGTCCTTCATTACCTTCAAAGAAATCTTTCAACCATTGCAATTTTGGATTGTCTTTTAAGAAATTATCTTTGATAAATCCACTACAACTTTCACGCATATAAATATGGTGTAAGGTTGGTCTATTTGCCATAATAATATTTAAATCAGCAACTATATCGTCTCCACTTTCTAAAGCGCTTAAAAGTGCTTTTTCGTCCATTCTAGGCCATACTTTTTTCTCCTTAAAATATTTCATGTCAGATGTCATTTTAAACGATTGGGGTATTTCAATAGGACGGTCATATTCACTTTCATATTTTTTGTAATATGTATATTTTTTAATTTCTGCGTCCATATCTTCGGTACGTTTATAACCAACTATTTCATTGTATGGAAATCTAGCTTTACCTGCATATACTAAATTGTAATTGGTTGTTTCTATACAATATTCTTTTTTGAAATCTTTAGCTTTTATATTGAATAAGCTACTATTTAATATTTTATATTGAGGGTATAAATCTATATACTTTTTATTTTGAGGAGTAGCACTTAAGACTAAAACATAAGGCATGTATTTTTCTACCATATTCTGTATAAATTTACTTTGTTTAGAGTCATACGTCTTCATTTTATGACCTTCGTCTACTATAATTAGTACGTCCAATAAGTTTAATTGTTCTGTTATTATAGCTGCATTTTTTTCTCTCCAAGCACTTTGAAAAGAGGTAACAAATGAAGGAATGAAACCTACCTCCTCACGTAAATCTTGCTTCCAATCATCTACTTTAGAAACTGGACAAATAACAATAATACTATTTATCATATCTTGTAGATGTAATTTTTCAGCAACAGCAAGTGAGGTCACGGTTTTACCCGTACCCGTATCAAAACCTAAATAAGCACCTCTAATTTCTCCTGCATTCATTCTATTAAAAATATCTTCAGACGTTTTTGCTTGATAATCATACAGTTTTGTCTTCACTTTGAGCCTCCTTTTCTGCTTTCTTTCTGGCGTAATATTCTTTATAATACTGTTGTCTAGCTTTTTTATTTGCTCTATAGTGTTTCTTATAATACGCCTTTCTTTCTTCCTCATGCTCAGCATAATATTTTTCATAGTTATTAGCACGCTCTTCTTTATTTTCTTCTGCTTTTAATCTATTACGTTCTTTTATTCTCTCTTTGTTTGCCTCATAGTATTTCTTAAAATATTCTTTACGTTTTTCTTTATTTCTTCTATAATAGTCTTTGTAATAATTATCTCTACCCATAACTATACCCCCTCTATTCTAACACTTGCATTTACTAATGTAGACTTAGTAAATTTTTTAGCTATTTCAGGTTCCTCCTCTTTTAGTTTTTTACTATCTATTGTATTTCTAGTACTAGGTGAAACGTATGTCACTTTTGTCCCACCAACAATAATAGTATGTGGTAAATCTTCATGCTCAGCATGTAATTGAATTAATCCCTTTTTAAAAGGTTCATACAATTTATTAAATTCTTCTTCAGCTTTTTTCATTTTTTTATATTTTTTATAAAACTCTTCTGGCTCACAATTTAGAATTGATTGTACCATTGCTTTAATCTCTTCCTCTTCCATTCTTATCTTCCTCCCATTTATTTTTTATTCGGTTAAAAACATTTCTTGCAGTTAACCCACCTTTGACAGTAGTATGTACTTCGCCTATATTTATATTTTCTCGAATGCTTTCATATCTTTCCATAGGTGTTAGTCCACCCATAATTTCTAATTTATCTTGTTCACTTCCATACGTACCAAACCCTTCGATGACACTTATCCAACGTTTCTCATCATTATTGAAAGAACCTTCTGGATAACATATTTGGTATCTATCTATTAAGTCAGGAGCTATGACGCTTAAAAGTTTTCGCTCTTCTGCTCCATAACCCCAACCTTCAATCCAATCAAACGGAATATCTGCGTCTTCTAACATTTTCTTTAATTTATGAATTTCTTTGTATTGTGTTTTCATTAGCAATCACCTTCTATATTCAAAGAATAATCTCTGATATAGCCTAATTTACTTACATATTCTAAGAAATTATTAAATTCCTCTAATGTCTGTGGTTTCATTCTATCACGAAGGTCTCCTTGTACAGAAATTACAACACGTGTTTGAAATCTACCTTCACTTCCAAAAAGGTCATATCCTTTTTGTACATTTATGAATACATCTGCGTTACTTTCACTTCCTGTTATTTCAGGAGCGTGTTTCATATACTCTTTTACCTGTTTTAATAATTGTGGTTTTTTAGCAACAATACCTGTCTCAACACTAAGACACGCTGTTATGTGCGTCCAGCAACTCATTATATGACCTCCTCTTGCTTTGTGTCTATAAATCCTTGCACTCCTTTTTGAGTTCTTTCAAAAGCTCTCATTTGATTTGCCTTATTTAATTCTAATTGTCTTCTCATTCTTTCTTCTTTAACTAAGTGAGCTATAGAAATTTTATCTTCTAGTTTCATATTATAATTATATACATTTTCCACTTCTCTCTCGCAATCTGTGTTTGACACCCAAGGAAGAGCATTATAAATGTATTTTTCAATACTATAAGCTAATCTTTTTTTATCTACTT